TCTCTCATCTCAATTTATGTATCTATTATATCATGACTAGAAAGAAAGTCAACCACTTTAACATTAACTTTATGTAATAAAAAGGGGAGACATTAGCTTTCGCATCTGTCTCCCCATAAACTCGCTATATTGAGTTTTTACTCATCCCAAGTGCTAGTCCTCAGCTAGGCTTTTAAAGAAGTCTAGCGAATCATCTTCACTAGATTCTTGAGATTGAGTTGGGACGGCTTCAGCAGTAGTAGCTTCTTGAGCACTACGCTCTTTAAAGCTAGGCTGAAAGTCCATCCCTACATTGCTGTCCTCAGCGGTTTGAGCGGGTGCGTGTGAACCGCCATTAAGTCCTAGAACCTTATTCAATTTAGCTTTCAGTTCATTGTAAGACTTAAAGTTTTTAGGATCAACAATATCTGCTAGGGAGTGCTGTTTCTTCCATGTTGCTTCCATGTCGTCATCTGATAATGCAGTACCACTTGAGTCAGATACAGGAGCAGGGGAAGAGAACTCAGACTTGTCGTAGTTGCGATAGCCTTCTACTTGACGAATCTTAAGTTTAAAGTCAGCGCCTTCCCAAAAGTCGAATGGGTTGATTGGATCTTCATCAGCGAACTGAGGATTCATAGCATCGTTCAGTTTGTCGAAGATTTTCTTACCAAATTTATAGAGAAAAACTTGACCTTCATTTGAAGGATTTGATGGGTCAGATACTACGAGTACGTTAGCGACATAGCTCAATCGACGCTTCTGCTTACGTGCAGTCTCTTTGTCTTCATCGTGACCAGAGTTCCATAGCTTAGAGTTATATTCAGAAACTGGATCTTCTTGACCGATAGTTGTTAAAGAGTTCTCGATGTACCAACCACCTGGGCCTTGAAATCCATGATCCCAATAGCGAACGAAAGGCATATCTTCGCCTTCTGGAGCAGGTAAAAAGCGCAAGACAGCATAGCCGTTACCAGCTTTGTCAACTGAAGCTTTCCAATGGTTTTCGTTTCCGTATGATTTTTTCTTACCGTCCATAGAGGACAACTGAGAGTTCAACTTATCGAATGATGAGCTACGATTTTTCTTTAATGATGCGAATGACATAATTTCTTTCCTGTATTGGTTGTGCTAGTATTAGCGATTTATTACGAATGTGTACTTCTTTTCGTCTTGCGTGTATTATACGTTATATACGATGTATTGTCAAGTCTTTCTGACATTTTTATTTATACTTTTCTACGATTAACTTTTTCATCTTATCCCGATCATATGACATAAATGGTGCATAGTTCTTAGCCAGTTTACATATCTCAGGCCAGATGATAGTATCACGAATGCTCTTGTCCCAATATTTAAAGCAATTGGTTAGACCATCTAGTACGATCAAAGTCTCTAGCGATACGAGCTTTCTGTTGTACAAAGATAAGAGCTTTGGATATTCCCCATCTTCCACCAGAATGTTAGAGTTGAAATCATCTTCATTTAACTCGTCTAACTCGTTCTTAAACACATACGTTAGAGACTGTTGACGCTTTGCCCAGTCAGCATAAACTTCTTCAGCTTCTGGACTATCTACTAATGACCCTGCCCATGCGTTAGGCTTCTTTAGTAGATTCGCTAGTATGAATTCCTTGTAATCTTTTCGCTTTGATAGCTTGAAGAAAAAGAACTTGTCTTTACGATTTTCAAACGCATCGACTCTAGCGTTAACCTTACCATTATACTTAACAAAATCATAATTGGACGTGAAATGTCGCTTCAAGGCTAGATAATATATGTAGCAATCAAACGCATCTCTTGTCGAATATATCGATTTTGTCAAACGGGTAACCTCGCAAGCCTTTCTACCATATTCAAGTCCTCTGCTTCACGATAAATCCTAGCCTTAAGAAGAGGTGATTTGCGAACTATCTCACCAACAACCTCTATCTCAAGTTCATTCTTTAACGCATACTCAACAACTGCATCAATGTAAGGCACACCAGCTTCGATGTGTTTAGATATCTCCTTCATAATGATCTCGGAGTTCAAACGATTAAGAATCTTGAGGTCACCCTTTTTATCACCCATTAAGAACCTTAATCCCTGTCGCCCAATTCTCGGCAGCATCTTCAACCCATTGTAATGACTTACCAATATGCTTCTCCGAAGCAATCATACTACCTCTTGGATCATAGTACTCGATCAACCAACCGCCGTCAGTCTCATAGATCAGTGCTTGAGCTTTACCGTCTTCCTGCAACTTAAATGTAGTGCTAACTAATTTAGACATTGTTGTCTCCTAGCTAATAGTTTCGATTAATGCTTCTATGTCTTCGATCTCAGAGATCAACTCAGATACGTTTTCTTTATGAAAGATTTTAGCCATCTTAGAGAGGTACTTCTTGGGAATTCCAACATCTTCAGACAAAGACTCAACAGCGTCTTTAATGAAATCACGCTCGGCATCGATGCGAGTGAATGATGCACTAATTTCGTTCATAGCGCCTTTGATGCGTTGTACATCTTTATCGGATGATGGGATGATGATTGAATTTGTCATTATATAGT